TTAACAACATTATTAGTATGGAAATAGTAGCAGTGTTAACACTCATATCACTCATCAGTATAATCTGGTGGATGTATGACAAAAAAGAAGATTGATATGAAAACACTTGAAGAAGAAGCAGAGAAATACGCTACTGAAGATAATGGTATCCTAGTAAATAAAAGGAAAGAGCATTTCATAGCAGGTGCAAACTCTAAATGGGTGCAAGCTGAGAGGATTGAGGCACAGATTGATGTGTATCTACAATGTATTCCTTTCATAGATGATGAGGAATATAGAATCGTAATAAGAAAGAGAATAAGTATTGGTGAACAATTACTAAAACAACTTGAAGATGAAAGCAAAACTGATTAAAAGTTTTGTAATTTTTGTATATTTGTATTATGAAAACATACATATATACATTAAGAAGAGAAGACTCCACAGAAATAAGATATGTCGGAAAGACTTCTAACTTAACTAGAAGATATACTCAGCATATGTCTCCATCAAGTTACACAAATAAGAAAAGTACATGGTTAAAAAACTGGGTATTCAAAGCAAAAAAAGATGGAGTAAAAATTTTAATTGAAGAACTAGAATTTGTAGATTCTGATGGATGTATTGAAGAAAAATACTGGATAGCTCAGTTTAGAGCCTGGGGGTTTAAACTTGTAAATTTAACTGAAGGTGGAGACGGAGCGGTAGGATATAAACATTCTAAAAAAGCTAAAAAGAAAATGTCTAAATTCCGTACAGGTAAAAAACATTCACCAGAAACAATTAAAAAACTTATTGAATCACACACTGGTAAAAAGCTTTCTGATGAGGCTAAGAAAAAAATATCTAAAATACATAAAGGGTCTAAGTTATCTGAAGAGATAAAATTAAAAAGATACAGGGTTCCCATTATATGTGTTGAAGACAATAAAAGATTTGAGTATGTGTCAGAAGCTGCAAAATATTACAATGTATGTCTTTCTTCTATAAGTAATAACTTAAAGGGAGACTCAAAAAAATTAAGAAATGGAAAATCATTTAAGTATGCAGAAATTTAAATTAATTAAAGAATATGAAGATTATTATCTTATTTCTGATAAAGAAATAGAAAGTGGAGATGAGTATGTTAAATTAGATAACAGACCAAGAACAGTGTTATTAGGAATCACAGCTCCTTCTACAAAAGTTCCTAAACTCTCCAAACAAAACTGCGAAGAACTATTCGGAGTAAAACAATGGGATAGAACTTGTTTTGATTGTAATAAAGGATTTAATTTTGAACAAATGATTTCTGACCATAAAGGTTGTCCTTATTGCGAAGGTATTAATTATGCAGGTGTTCTTTATGAACAACCAAGTGAAATCGAAGTTGAGATTGAAATGGAGGTTGCATTTCAGTTAAAGAAAAGAGTAGGTGGTATTACTAATATGGGTAAGCCTCTTCTTGACGCAGATGGATGTCTAATTTTAAAACGTGTAGTATGATGTTATTAGTAGTGATATGTATATTAATACAAGTTGCGATCATTTTCTTAGCTGTTAGACATGTGTATCATGTGCATGGACTTGAGGTACTTGTATTTATTCTTGGAGTGTCTTCATTAGCGGTGTTATCAGTGTATGCTATGGAGTTTGTAAGATTGAAATTTTAAAACGTGTGTGATATGGAAGTAATTCTAGTAATAGGTATGTTTTTGTCTATATGGGGATCATTAGGAATGGGTATGTATCAACTTTTAGCAAAAAGGTATATTCCTTCAGAAGCAAGAGCCCCTGTAGGTTTTTCAATAGCCTGGATAATAGGTGGTATTATCACAATGTTTGCTGTGATATACATTCTTAGAGTAAAAACAGAAAAACGTGAGCAAGAAGAAAAACCCAAGTATGAACTGATACAAGAACCTGTGTATCGTAAAATTAAGTGATATGGCAAATAAACAAACAGCAGTAGAGTGGTTAGCTTCTAACTTAGGAGAACATATTGTTTGGGAAGAAAAATTAATAGATTTGGTAGAACAAGCCAAAGAAATGGAAAAGGAAATAATACGTACAGCATATCTTGATGGTATGGATGGTGAATATAATACATCAGAACAGTACTACAACGAAACCTTTAAATCAGAATAAGATGAAAACTTATCAAGTAGTAGTATTATCAATTATATTATTTCCAATTAGTATTCCTTATTGGTTAGCTTGGTCATTGATTGAATCAATGAGAGAAGATGATGGTACTATATGGACAGAGAATCCACTAACAATTAAATCAGAATAAGATGGAAGATTACATTAATCATTGGGGATTAGCTATGGAATATGCTGAATCCAAAATAAAATTAGAAATGGGAGTTAGTACTATAACTGACTATGATAACCAAATCAATATAAAAGAAGGTTATGAAGCTGGGTTTTTAAAAGCTGTTGAGTTATTTAAAACTGACAAAGAACTTATGATTAAAACTTTTAAATTAGAATAATATGCCAGATATTTCAATGTGCCAGAATGAGGCTTGTCCTCTAAAAGAAAAGTGTTATAGATTCACAGCTACTCCTAATGAAGGTTTACAAGCATATGGTTGGTTTAAACCTGATAAAGAGGGTAAGTGTGAAGCTTTTTGGCCACAATTTAAACATCATGAAGATGAGTGATTTTAATCAAAAGTGGTACAGTATAGGTACTATAGTAGGACTCCTGGCAGGTATTGCATTGGGGTGGTTAATGTTTAATTAAAAAAAAGAAGAGTTATGAAAAAGTTATTGTTTATTCTAGTTATGTTAAGTGCGTTTAGTGTTAATGCACAAATAGTTATTAAGGAGTCTCCAAAAGACACCGTTGTTTGGCAGGCTACTAAGCTTAGTACTGTGCCTAAGATTGTAAGGTTTGAAGTAGATGGAGAGTATAGTTATACTATCTACTATAAGAATGCAAAGTACACGGCAATTACTGATATAGATTATCTTACAACTGGGGATTCTGCAACAACCAAGCAGTTCTATGAGTTATGCAAGACAGCTATAGTAGAAGGCAAGGAGTATAATATTGAAATGGATGACAAGGCCATAGTAGTAAAGAAGTCTATGGGTAATGTGTTGATCTATACAAGCATATCTCATTTCTATTTGTCTGAGAAAAATATTGACGGTATTTTAGAAAAAATTAAATAATATGAGAGTTGAGATTTTAATGAATGGTACAACTAAGATTGTACTCATTCCAGAGAATGAAATTGAAACAGCTATTGTAAAAACTATTGCTGCTGGTGGTGTAGATGCAACTATTATCACTCAGCATACACAGATCCTAGATAAGGTTATCCAGGATGGATTAGTAATCTCACCACAGAAAGGAGATGGTAATCCTAAAGTGTCAAACCCATAACAACAAAAGTGCCTGTAATTTGAATACAACTATTTAAGTTACAGGCACTTATATAATCTGACTTAAAGTATGAGTTCAACACAAACATTATCTAAACCGGTTCTTAATAAAAGAAACAGTTTAGTAAAGAAAATTATTAAAGAACATTATGAAATAACTGCATATGGAGACAAGATGGCTAATGGTAATATAAATTACCTATGGTGGATGTATTATTTAGGTACAAAAACCGGAGAATTTAGGTCTTTTATACTAGGGTATGAAAGGAATTTATTAGTATCTTTAGGTATAATTACTCCTGAACAAGCAGAAAGTCTGAAATCAATGATACTATCAGATGATGAAGACAACTTTTATATTGCTTTACTTAGTATTGAGAAACTAAGAAAGGAACGGATAAAGAAACATGGTGAATGGAAGCTTAATAAACTTGATGTTTCCCTAGAGTTTATAGATGTTGCCGGAAAGTACATGGAGAAAGTAGTAAATAATCCATTTTTAGATAGAATATGACAGAGCAAGAACTGATTGAAGAAGGATTTGAAAGGGTTGAGGTTCCTAAATGGGAAAGCGGTGACAAGTCTAGCTACTATTATTACAAGTTGGATCTCAATCCTCATTTTACATTTATCAGCAATGCTAATGATGAAGTCTATAACAAAACGTGGAAAGTCACCTGTTTTGAGATAGATGTAATTATTAAAGACATTGTAGATCTACAAACATTGATTGCTTTAAACAAGAAGTGGTCTAAAAATAAGTAATATGTTTTCAGGATTTTTAGTGAAGAAGAACTCTAAGATGGGTTACTCTAACAGGAAAGATAAGCTCTTGTATGATCTATTCATTGATAAGATCAAAGAGGGTGAAGAAGTAGAAATCTTTATGTGTATTAAGGGAAAGAAAGGTAGCCCGGCTCAGATTGCAAAGATACATGCTAGTATCAGAGAAATGGCCGGGGAACTAGGTTTTCCTTTTGATGACATGAAACTGATTGTAAAAGAAAAAGCAGGACTATGTTATGAGGTAGAAGATGAGGGACACAAAAGAATTATTTGTAAATCTTTTGGTGATTGTAGTAATACTGAACTAACACTAGCTATTGAAGCTTGTAATGAGATAGCTGCAGATAACGGAATTATTCTTGGGTAGGTGCTACATAGCCTTCATCATCAGGCTCAAGAATTTCATCCTCTTCAAAGAGTTTATCTTCTACAGCTTTACGCTCTATCTCTGCAATTAAAAGAGATAATGTAAAGAAGGCTCTTTGAACAGGTTGCATATTCTGAAATTCTAACTCTGGTAATTTCATAAATGCTTCTGCTCTTTGCTTTTCATCTGGAACAATGTTGAAAAGAAAATGTAATGTTTCTTTTACCATTAGATAGTAGTCCCTGTTGACTTCAACACTGATGACTGCATCTTTTTTAAGTTGTTTTAGTTTTATTGCCATAACGCAAATATAAAAATTATGAGTCAAACATTAAATATAGAAGAAATAAAAGAAAAGGTATATGCTAAACTTGAATCTTCAGGTTGGGCCAGAGTGCTTAGAGGATTTATTTATAGTAAAGAGTTTGAAGATATTATTGCTACTCTAGCAAAACAATCTAAAGATGGTAAGAGATTTACACCTACTATGAAAAACTGGTTCAGGGCATTTGAAGAATGCCCATATAATGAACTTAAGGTAGTTATTGTAGGTCAGGATCCATACCCAGGAATTAATCAAGCAGACGGTATTGCATTTAGTTTAAGTGAAGCAGAAGAGATGCAACCAAGTCTTAAATATATGCTGGATGCTGTAAACAAGACTGTTTATAATGGAGTATCTGCATCTAGAGATATGGATTTAAAACGCTGGTCAAATCAGGGTGTATTATTGTTAAATACAGCTTTGACAACTAATGTAGGTAAAGTAGGACAACACTATTTAATATGGAGACCCTTTATTGCATATTTGTTTGATTGGTTGACATGGAATAATAATGGTCTAATATATATTTACATGGGTAAGAAAGCTGAAGAATGGTCTGACTCTGTAAATGATAATAATTACAAGTACTTTTTATCACATCCGGCATCAGCTAGTTATAATAAACTTGCAGAATGGGATAGTAAAAACGTATTTGTAGAAACAAAGGATCTAATAAAGAGAAATTATAATTTTGATATAGAGTGGTAATGGAAGATATATACAAAAGACTAATTAAAGAAGGAGTATCACCAAACCAACTATATATTCTTTGGTGTAAACGTGCAAACATGTGTCCTTTGTTTAACATTAATCTTAATGTAGAATATATGAGATTAATGACTGATGGATGGCTTGATGAAGAAAAGAATCTTACAAGTAAATCTATAAAGTTAGTACAGGAGTTAGATTCATTCTTTAATACTAAAAAGAAGAAGACATCTAATGATATACTAGGTGAAAATTTTATATGTAGAATAGAAGAGTATTTAGAAATTTTTCCTAAATTTAAACTTCCCAGTGGTAAATATGCAAGATCAGATAAGAAGAACTTAGAGAATAACTTTAGGTGGTTCTTTGAAACGCATTCTTATACATGGGAAACTGTCATTGATGCTACAAAGATGTATGTTGATGAGTATGAAAGACAGGGTTACAAATACATGAGGACCTCTCAGTATTTTATTCGCAAGCAAAATTCTATTGAAAAGACTTTTGAGTCTGAATTAGCAAACTACTGTGAGATATTTTTAAACGGCAGCAATGATTATGGACATGATTCTTATTTTAAAGAAAACGTAGTATGAAAATAAAATTACTGCTGGTGGCTATCATAGGAACATTAGCAGGTTACTGGGTAACAAACATGTTTATCCAATCTATGAGTTTCTGGCAATATATGGGTATTGAATTTCTTATAACGCTATTGCACGCGCTATACAATATTGCCAAAGAAGAAGCTGTAAACAAATAATATATGGATAATAATGAGAAATCCTCTTCTAAAAAGAAGTGGAATAGTCAAAGAGAAGGTTTTCAAGACTCTTTGAAGTATTTACAAGGCAGGATGCATGGGCAGATTAAGAGTCTTAAAACTCCATGGCCTAAGTTTAATGATGCTATTACAGATGGTATAGAGTGGAATACTCTTACTGTTATTGGTGGTAGGCCTGGTTCAGGTAAAACTTTAATTGCAGAACAAATAGTAAGAGAGTCTTTTCCTCTTAATCCAGGAGAGAACTTTAGAGTACTGCAGTTTCAGTTTGAGATGTTAGCAAGAACATCTGCTATACGTGAATACTCTAGTGTTATTGGAAAATCCTACAAGTACTTATGTAGTGCTGATGGAAAATTAAGTGATTCTGATTTACAAAAATGTTATGATTACGCAAAAGCCAAAATTAGATATCCCATAGATGTAGTAGAGAAGCCTTGTACCATAGAAGAGTTCAAGCAGATTATAGGGGAGTACATGATGGAACATGCAAGTTATGATTCTGATAATAATATGATTTTACCAAAGGTTCTGATTACCATAGATCACTCATTACTGTTTAAAAAAGCAGGTTATGAGAAAGATAAACACGATATGCTTAATAATCTTGGTGAAGCTTTGACATTACTCAAAAGACAATTTCCTATAGCTTTTATTGTGCTTAGTCAGCTCAATAGAAATATAGATAATCCGGAGAGAAGTGAAGAAGGTAAGTATGGTAATTATGTTCTAGAGTCTGATTTATTCGGGGCTGATGCTCTGTTACAGCATGCGGATACTGTTATAGGTATCAATAGACCTGCTAAACAGAAGATTAGGTTTTACGGTCCTGATAGGTATGTGATTGAAGATGACAGAGTTATTGTATTACACTTTCTAAAATGTAGAAATGGTGATACTAGACTCAGTTTCTTTAGAGCTGAATTTGAAAAGATGAAAATTGTAGAAATGATTACACCTCCTCAACAGGAGAAAAGATTATCAACCAAATAGTAAATTATGAGTTTATCAACTAAAGCAACAAATGTAAACAGACAAGAAAAGACAGAAGAATTACTCAAGCATCATGAATGGAAATTTAAGTTAATTCAAGAAGACTCACCATTATTTATTCCTAAATGCGCATATGTACCTAAAGGTATGAGTGAAATGTGCATTGGTTTCTTTGCTAGTGAAGTAAAGAAAGGTAAGGATATCTATACTGAGTTTACTAGTATTGATTTAGATCCGGAAGACGCAAACAGAACACTTTATAAGTGGAGATTTAATCCTCACTATGATGAAGAGTATGAGCGTACTGAACCTGGTGCAAATGGGCATTTTAGATATCTTGTTCCTGTGTCTGAATTAGTAAAGGTTGAGATTGAGGTAGAAGAACCTAATCAACCATCTTTATTTCCTGACTTTGAGGAAATTATGGATCCAGATATGGATGCACCTTTTAATCAGATTACTATACGGGATTTAGCAGCTATTATGCTTAATAAACCTGTAAGTCACAAGCAATGGTTAAATGAAATAATTAAATCAAAGTAACATGGGAATAGTATTGCCAACAGAAAAGCAAGCTCCTACTCATAAGAGCCCTAAGAATCTTATTATCTTTTCTAAACCTAAGATAGGTAAGACAAGTTTGTTAAGTACACTTGATAACTGTCTGATCTTAGACTTAGAAGGAGGTACTAAGTATCTGAATGCTATGAAAGTAGAAGCAAGTAGCTTTGAAGAAATCAGAGAGATAGGTAAAGCAATTAAAGAAGCAGGTAATCCATACAAGTACATTGCAGTAGATACAATTACTGCATTGGAAGAGATGGTTATACCGTATGCTGAAGTGCTTTATTCTAAAAGTCCAATGGGTAAAAACTGGTTCAATCCCGGTGGAGGTAAAGAGAAATATGGTAACATTCTTGGTTTACCTGAAGGTGCAGGATATTTCTGGACACGTCAAGCATTTACCAAAGTCATTGACTATATTCTAACCTGGGCTCCTTATGTGATCTTTGTTGGTCACGTAAAAGATACTCAGTTAGAAAAGGCCGGTGGTACATTTAATGCCATGGACCTGGATCTGACAGGTAAGCTGAAAAGAATTACAACTTCTAATTCTGATGCTATTGGTTATCTCTATAGAAAGGGAAACAGAAACATCCTTAGTTTTAAGACTAATGATGATGTTTCTTGTGGAGCAAGACCAGAGCATCTCAGAAATGAGGAGATTGTAATTGCAGAAATTGATGAGAACGGTGAGTACAAGACTTACTGGGATAAAGTATTTATTGATTAATAATTTAAAACAAAACAAAATGGCGTTAAGCACAACAGATTTAGCAAAAGAAGGTGGTTCTGGACTACCCAAAACAATTGCACCAGGAAATCATACGGTTAAACTAAACAGTATAATTCTTGAAGATTTTAAGTTTATTGATGGAGCAAAGCATTTAATGTTAAATGTGGAAACTGAACCAATTGATGGCTTTGAAGGTTTTATGATTGATAAAGATAATCCTGAAGCAGGGCATCACGCAGGTCAAATTGGAAGAGTAAAGGCATCACAGTATGCATTTGCAGACGGTAAAACTAAATCAGGAGTTGTTATTCAAAGAGACCGGTCAATTCTAATTTTCTTACAAAACTTTTGTAGAGCATTGGAGGTTAATGACTGGTTTGTTGCTCAGAACAATAAGCATGAAACAATTGAAGAATTTGTAGAAGCATTTAATTCTGAAGCACCATATCGTGATAAATATTTTGATTGTTGTGTTGCAGGTAAGGAGTATGAAGGTAAATCCGGATATACAAATTATGACATGTGGCTTCCAAAGGGTAGCAAAGATGGCTATGCTTATGGTGTCGTAGGAAGTAAGATCCTTGCATATAATGAGGCTGACCATCTTAGAAAATTAGAAGCTAAACCTGTAGAACAGTTTGGTGATGATGATTTTGAGATACCAGCCAAAGCTGCATCTGACTTTTCACTTGACTAATTGTTAAGGGGGGTTGGAGACAGCTCCCCTTTTCTATTAATTTTATACCTATGATTTCTACAACAACATTAATTACATCTTTATCAGATGTGCCAAGAGAATGGGTATTTGAATATTATCTGAATTTAAAAGAAAAACTTACCGGTCAAGATGTGAAAATGCTTTCAGCATTTAATTCTAAAGATAAAGTACCATCAATGTTTGTATATTTTGATACATCATCTGATGTGTATAAATTCAAAGATTTCTCATCTGGTCATCAAGGTGGTCATGTTGACTTAGTAAAGCATCTTTATAATATTGATACTTCAGCTGCAATAGCTAAGATCCTATCTGATTATGAGAACTTTATTAAAGACAACGGTAAACCTGCTGAAACTTTTATTAAAGTACAGGATAAGTATAAAGTAGTTGATTATGAAATAAGACACTGGACAAATCTAGATGAAGCATATTGGTCTAAGTATAAAATTGGATCTAAGCTACTTGAGTATTATGAAGTTGCTCCTTTAGAATTTTTCAAAATGGAAAAGGAAGAGGAGAATGAAGTTATTACGCATGTATTTAATAGCAAGTATATATATGGTTATTTTAGAAAAGATGGTTCTTTATATAAGATCTATATGCCTAAAAATCTTGATAAAAAGTTTATTAAAGTACAGAACTATACACAAGGTGCTGATCAATTAAATTTTAAAAACAAAAATCTTGTTATTGCATCTTCTTTGAAAGACCTAATGTGTTTTGTAAGACTAGGTTATAAAAACATAGAAGTTATTGCTCCGGACAGTGAGAATAGTATGCTTAGTGAGCCGACTGTTGATAGACTAAAATCTATGTTTAAGAAGATATGTGTTTTGTTTGATAATGATACTGCTGGTAAAGCATCTATGCAAAAGTATCAAGAGAGGTTTGGTTTTGAACAAATACTATTAGATATGGAAAAAGATTTATCTGACTCTGTTGCAATACATGGATTAATCAAAGTAAAAGAAAAAATGGATGAATTATTAAAAGACAAATTCTAATGTGGATATACAAAGGTGTTGAGTTTACTGATATGCACATACCTGAAGGGGCTGTGGGGTTTATTTATATTATGAGAGCTGTAATTGATGGTAAGTCAGTAGCTTATATCGGCAAGAAGAATTTCTTTGCAAATATCAAGAAACCCCTGGGTAAGAAAGCTCTGGCTATGTCTACTGATAAGAGACTGAAAAAGTACAAACGTGAACTGAAACCTGACTTTCAAAGATACTATAGTAGTAACAAAATACTAAAGGACTTTGCAAAGACCGGAGGAGTTATCAAACGTGAAATGCTTATGATCTGTTACTCTAATATGGAGTTAACTTATCAGGAGGTAAAGCATCAGTTTATCTATGGAGTACTTGAAAAAGAGGAGTTTCTAAACGGAAATCTTTTAGGTAGGTTTTATAAAATAAAGTAGTATGGGTGAGTTAGATATAATAGAGTTGCTTTTAGAAGCAGCTCAGTATGATATAACTGGGATTATGATTCAGTATGACGGAGATAAACATCCTTACATAGATACTATATGTTTTAGTAAACTTCCTTTCAAATCTGCAGAAGAAATTGCTGATGAGATTGATCCTTGGGGAAATAAAGATTTACTTTATGATCCTAAAGATGACAATCAATTATATAAAAAACTTGAGACATACTTTGATGAGAAGTTAGGTGATCTTATAGAAGGTGATTGGTATGATGAAGGTGGTTATGGTGTTGTAACAATTATGGTACCCTCCGGAGAAA